AAAGCAGAGAAAGCCCAGACGGCAGCGGAGAACTCTAAGGCAGCCGCCGCCACAGCCCAAGGAAAAGCAGAGACGGCAGCCAGTACGGCAGCAAAACAGGCACAGGCAGCAGCCAGCGCCAAGACAGCGGCGGAAACAGCCAAGGGAAAAGCGGAAGCAGCAGCCGGGACAGCCAGTACAAAGGCACAGGAAGCCCAGGCAGCGGCGGAAACGGCAGCAGCCGGGGGAGAAAATGCACAACACTATTATGAATTAACTAAGGAACTATACGACAATGCAAGCATACAGGCGGGACAAAGTAGCGAAGCCTGGTTAGACTTGTCTTATGTAAATAATTGCTATTTGAGCGAGTAAGGACGGTGCAAAGTGGTAGTAGGAAGGCTAGTATTTGACTTCGCCCGTCACAGCGTAGAAAAGACTATAAGGGTTAAACAGTTTGATAGTGAAACGCGAAACCTGTTAGTAGTGCTGCTGAATGACGGCGAACCTTACGAAATGCCGGAAGGGGCAATAGTAAGGATTGAGTGCAAGAAGTCCGACGGGGAAGAAATCTTAAACGATTGTACTTACGTCGAAAATCTGATTACAGCAGAAATTACCGAGCAAATGACAGCAGCCGCCGGGTATGCAGAGTGTGCTATAAGCGTCTATGAAAAAGAAAGCTATATTGCCTCCTGGACGTTTAACTTAAAAGTAGACACGGCGGTAATTGTAGGCGATAAGATAGCCAGTACGATAGAGTATAAGGCAATCATAAACGCGTTACAGGAAGTGGAAAAATCAAAAGACACTGTAGAAGAAGCGACAGTTTTAGCTGCTACAGCTATGAAAACGGCAAACGATACTATAGGAATCGCGAACCAGGTAAAAGAAGAAGCTACAGCAGCGGCAGCAGCGAGCCAGGAAGCCGTAAAGGTTGCAACGGCAGCAGCAGCCAAGGCGGAAAATTACAAAGGACTAATAGAAGACATTTATAACAATATTGATAAGCTTAACGATTTTGCGGAAGAAGCGTGGTTAGATAAATCATACTTAGGAAGCGGGTACTTAAGCAAAACAACGGAATAAGGAAGGCGGGAGATTATGCGTAATATGCCTAAAGTAATCGGCACAGGGAAAGACATTTATAACCTGTTAGGAATGGTACAGGCTGGCACACTGGAAGCAGCAGAGTTAAGAGAAGTGATTAACGGAATCGAAGAAGAAAAATATATCTTTGTTCCAGTGGTCGAAATTTCAGAGGACAAAAGATACATTACTACTAACTATCTGGCAGAAGCGAAAAAGGGCGCTAAGGTATTGTGCGAAGGCAAAGAATACACAATTAAAAGCGTAGAGCATGTAGCGGTTGAGCAGCAGAGCCAGGAAGAAGACACGGGAGAAGCAAAAGAGGAAAAGAAGACGGTAATAGGAGTTAACGCCGACCTGGAAACAACAGCAGAAAAAGTAGGGGTAGAAAGCCCGGTAAATATCTTAGACACTTTGGGAATTACCCAGGGAGAATTAGACAGTATCAAAGGAGTGTTAGCAAGATATGAGTAGATTTTTAAGTAATGATTTTATTAACAAAGACCCGCGGGCAAAACTTACGGTTGCGAAAATGGCAAATATTGGCGACCTGGTAACACCTTCGGCGGAATATTTAACCGCTTCCGGGCTTACGTCACTTACGGTAACGGCTGGGTGTGTGGTTACGGTCGGAAGTACAGGAGTATTTAAAACGGACGCTACAGTACTTAGTACCGGAAACCTGGACGCTGGTAGTGCGTTTGTGGTGGGAAAAGATTACTATGTTTATATTTGTGACCCTGGCAGCGAAGACCTGGACGAAGTATACAAAATCAGCCTTAACAGTACATACCCGGACGGCTACAATGCAGAGACAAGCCGTAAAATCGGCGGCTTCCATTATGGAAGGGTAAGACAGGTAAGCAGTAAGCTTATTCCTATCAATACTGCCGGAGCGGAGAAAGGCAGCGGCTGGGAATCTAATGTAGCGTCCGGTATCGTTCCGCGTTCCGTATGGACGTTGAAGCACCGCCCGAAATGCAGCCCGGAAGGCATGGTATACGCTGGCGGCGGCTTGTGGGTGGATATTTACTTAGCGTCCAGCAATGGAGTAGGCGGCGTGAAATCAGCGTACAATGCAACACCGCTTACAGGAACGGAAGGACATAACAGCTATGACTTTATCGACCTGGGCTTAAAATCCGGTAAGCGCTTGTTATCTTATTCGGAATGGCAGCAAGCAGCATACGGCAGCCCACAGGGAGCAGACGGCAATAATACAAACGCCTGGGCGGCTACAACGAATACCGCCAGAACTACGACGGGTAAAGTAGTTAATGCTGTATCTGCTATCGGTTGCGTAGATTGCGTAGGTAATGTGTGGGAATGGCTGGACGAATTAAGCTACAGATACGACGGTACGCAGTCCTGGGGCTGGAAGGACGTATTAGGCGCTGGAAACGGACAGGCATATACAGAAGGAACTTACGGACTTGTTCGCCTTATCGCGGGCGGCCACTGGGACGGCGGCGTTAACGCTGGCTGCCGCGCTGTCAACTGTAACGTTTGCCCTTGGTACGTCTACTCGTCCGTTGGCGCGCGCTTCGGCTGTGACAGTCTGTAATCTGTTTTGTGCGGGCGGAAGCCCGCACACGCGGTAAAAATTTAAGGTAAATTTCCAGGATATAGGAAACAATGAGGAACGGCGACACAAAACAAAATAGCTGTGATATAATCGCGAATCAGAGGAAGGGCGATTATATGAAAAGCAATTTAGAGATACAAGAAAAGCTGTACGATTTTATAAAGTACATATACCCGGTGCTAAGACAATATCCGAAAAGTGAAAAGTTTTCGCTACAGAAAGATACTAAAAATTGTATCATGGATATTTTACGGTACATCATTAGAGCCGGGAAAAGCACGACGAAGAAAAAGCTTTTATACGACGCGGACGTAGAATTAGTGATTTTACGGTATTATATCAGAATTGCCTACGACCAGGAGTACATAAGCGGGCATACATACGGAGTAGCCGCGAAGAAATTAACGGAAATAGGAAAAATGTTAGGCGGCTTCATTAAATCAGTACAAAGTTAAGAATATGGGCTATACGTTGCTTCGCCTTATCGCGGGCGGCAACTGGAACAACGGCGTTAACGCTGGCTGCCGCGCTGTCAACTGTAACAATTACCCTTGGAACGTCAACACGAACATTGGCGCGCGCTTCGGCTGTGACTTATGGACTTTTCAGACTTAGCAAGCTACGGCTTACTAGCGAAGACTATATTACATATAGTCAGAACGTATAGCCCGTCCTGGGACTACCAGGCAAACATAAAAAAGGACGCTTCCGGTTAGTAGCGAAGGCGAAAGGCGGAAGCGGGAACGGCAAAGGATGAAAAGAAGTAACATAGGAATAAGGGAGATAGCGACTTTTGAAAATGCGGAAGACGCATACAAGAAGGCGCGAAGGTGCAAAAGATACAGGGAAGAAGTGCTTAGATTTACGGATAACCTGGAAGAAGAATTATACGACCTAGTAGCAGACCTAGAAGCCGGGACATATAGGCAAGGAGAAGCGCGGCGCTTCGTAGTATATGAGCCAAAGAAGCGGGACATATACGCGCTTCCATTCAGAGACAGAGTAGCGCAGCACATGATAAATAATAAAATTGAACCGATTATAGAAAGGCGTTTTTATTATCACAGCTACGCTTGCAGAACAAATAAGGGTATGCACAAGGCGGCAGATTACGCCCAGGAGTGTATAAGAAATCTTTCTTTTGAAGGAAAACAGGTTTATGTGTTGAAGGCGGATATACATAAGTATTTCAATAGTGTAGACCATGAGGTACTAAAACAAATATTAAGCGGAATTTTTAAAGACAAAGATTTATTAAAACTGCTTTATTACATTATAGACAGCTACGGAGAAGACGGGCACGGGCTTCCGGTAGGAAATCTATTAAGCCAGCTTTTCGCGAACCTGGTATTAAATGAATTAGACAACTTTGTAAAGCATGAACTACGGGAAGAAAATTATAAGCGGTATATGGATGATTTTGCAATCGTTCATAATAGCCGGGAACACCTGGCGGAAGTGTTACAAAAGATAGACGCATTTTTAGGGGAGCAGCTTAAGCTTACTTTAAATCCGAAAACGCAGATAATCAACGCTAAGAATGGCTTTGATTTTTGCGGGTATCGTATCTATAAGGATTACCGGAAGATAAGGAAGCGTAGCCCTAAGCACATGAGGGCAGCTATCAGAGCCTACAGAAGCGGAAAAATAACAAAAGAAAAGTTGCTTATGAAATATGCGAGTTGGGAAGGACACGCGAAACACGCGGACACTTACAGGCTACGCATGAAGATTAAAGGGCAAATAGAAGCAGAAATTAAGAAAAAGGAGTTAATAGGCAATGGCAGTATTACGCCGGATAATTAACAGAATCAGAAGCCAGAGGGAAGAAGGCGAAGTACAGGATACGAACGTAGCACGTTACGACCTGGACGTAGTAGAGGTACAGAGCAGCATAATAGCAGACCTGGCGGAAGTAAATAGGCTGCTGCTGGAAGAATTAGAGAACTATAGGAGCATGGAAGACGAAGACAAGCAGTTACTAATGATGATAGAAGACATAAAAGAAGGTCGCGAAGACCTGGAACGGATGTTAGAGCCGTAGGAAGGAGTTAGTAAGGCTTGAGTAGTGAATTTTGGATAGGTTTACTTATTCAGTTAGTTGTGTACGGGGTGTCTATCGGCGCGATATACGGGACGATTAAGACCAGACTTAATTATATCGAAGCAAAATTAGACAAACACAACAACGTAGTAGAAAGGGTGTACAAATTAGAAAAAGACCAGGCGGTACTTGATGAAAAACAGGAAGTAGCAAACCATAGAATTAAAGACCTGGAAGGTTTAAGCGCACAGTGAGAGCAAAGAAGCGGGAATTTAAGAAAAAGGTAGTTTTAAGCACTGGTTCAATATTTGTATGCACTTGCATAGTAGCCCTTATATTTTCATGGAACGAAAAGCCTACAGAAGTATTTACTTACATAATTCCGACAGCCGGGGGCGTGTTCGGCGCTGCTGTAATATGGTATCTGAAAGCGGTACAGCTTGAAAATGGTATAAAAATACAGCTAGGTATGATAAAAAAACTTATCGACCTGGGCGAAGAAAATCCGGCGGAAGAAATCAAAGAAAGAACCATACAAAAGATGAAGGATAAAACAGAAGCACTTATAGACGAAGCGTTAGAGCCAACGGAAATACAGAACTTTTAGAGGTGCGAAGTATGGAGATTTTGAAATTGATTCTTGAAAACTGGTTAATTTTCGTAATTGTGGTTGTTTTACTGGGGCTTACCGTATATGGGGTATTGCGTTTTTTAAAACTCACACCACAGCAGCAGTTAGATAAAATTAGAATCGCGCTGCTGTACATGGTTACGGAAGCGGAAAAGGAGTTAAAGAGAAAGACCGGACAGGTAAAAAGGGCTATGGTATGGGACTGGCTTGTAGAAAGATTCCCGATTATTACCCTGTTTATTACGGAAGAAAAATACGACGAACTGTTAGACGAAGCATTAGAGAAGTTTAAGAAAATGCTGGAATCAAACAGCAGCTTATACGACTATGTGTATAATACGGTTACGGTTTCGGATGAAGATACAGAAGACGACATTTTAAGAAAAATAACAGAGGGAGCATAAGAAACATGAAGATTTTACTTATTAGCGGACACGGAGCGGGCGACCCTGGCGCTGTATCACAGTTCGGAAAAGAAGCAGACGAGACTATTTACATGGTCGAGGAAATTAAGAAGACTTTGAGCGCATACGCCCAGGTGGATTTATACCCGACGGAAAGAAATGCGTACAAAGACGCAAAAGCCGGGAAGCTGGCGGTTAACTTCGGAAATTATAACTATGTGCTGGAAGTCCATTTTAATTCCGGTGCAGCAGACCTTAAAGGAAACGGACGGACGACAGGTACGGAAATCTACGTTACTACAGCAGAAAAGACCGTAGGGGTAGAAACGAAGATTGTACAGAGTATCGCAGCCCTGGGCTTTAAGAACCGCGGAGTTAAGAGAACGAATTTTACAGTAATCTACAGAGCGAAGGCGGCGGGCGTATCTTCCGCGCTGCTGGAAGTGTGCTTTATCGACGATAAGGACGATATGAGCATATATGCAGCCAAAAAAGCGCAGATTGCAGCAGCCGTAGCTAATGCAATCGCTGTACAGTTCGGCTTAAAGAAGGGAAACCAGGCAGCGGGAAGCAACCAGGCGGCAGCACCAGTAGCGAAGGAAATTAAAGCCGGAAGCATTGTTACAATTAAAAGCGGCGCGGTATATGGCGGCTTATCTTCTACCAGAGGTAAGGCAGTACCAGCGGCACAGATGGGCGGTAAAAGACACACGGTAGACAAGATACAGACAAATAAAGGAGTACAGGAAGCAAAGCTTAAGGAAATTAACAGCTGGGTAGCTGTAGCAAGCTTGACGGCTGTATAAGGGGGCTTCGATATGAATACAGAACAGAAAAACTTTATTAAAACAGTGGGCGCGCTTGCGTCCGCTGATATGAAGAAAAGCGGAGTACTGGCAAGCTTGACGACCGCCCAGGCAATCCTGGAGGCGGGGTGGGGAACAAATGGGCTTGCTACGGTAGGTAAAGCACTTTTTGGGATTAAGGCTACAAAATCCTGGAAAGGTAAGGTATATTGCAAAGATACAAAAGAATGTTACGACGGGGTAAACCTGGTAGAAGTAAAAAATGCAGTCTTCCGCGCTTATGATACCTGGGAAGAATCCGTTACAGACCACAGCGCTTTTTTGAAAGCGAATAAGAGGTATAAAGAAGTAATCGGGGAAACCGATTATAAGAAGGCTTGCTATGCTATTAAGGCTGCCGAGTATGCGACAGACCCAGATTATGCGGAAAAACTTATTAAGATTATCGAACAGTATAAACTTACAGAGTTTGACGGCAAGACAGAGAGCCAGGAGAACCAAGGAGCGGGAGCAGCCGGGGCGGATGCCGAAAAGTACTACAGGGTACAGGCTGGGGCTTACAGAAGAAAAGAAGGCGCTAACCTTATGGCGGAGCAGATTAAGAAGACCGGACATACGGACGTATTCGTAAGGCTGCTTAATGGGCTTTACAAAGTACAGGTAGGCGCTTATACTAAAAAGGAAAACGCGGAAGCCACGGTAAAGAGACTAAAGGCGGCTGGTATCGTCTGCTTCATTACATACGCTTAAGCGGCACAAATAAGTAGAAAGTGCCAATAGTAACAGACTGGTAACTAACAAAACGACTTAGAAAGCCAGTGAAGTAAGGGGCTACAGTTTCCATCGAGGAAGCAGCAGAAAGCGGAAAATTCTAAGAAATCGCGTAAATACGGGATTCTTAAATGCAATAAAAAGTGATAAAGCAGGCAGAGTGATAAACTCTGCCTGCTTTGCTTTTCAATATCTTTTCAGTCGATTATAGCTCTATTTTTTCAGGAAATGCTTCTTCTCTTAGAATTCCCCACATTTTTTCAATATAAGAAAGTGTATAGAAATTTTCATAATAATGATAATAAAAGGCTCCTTTTAAAGTCATCGTGTAAATACCGTTTTCTTCTGTAAGAAAACCTAAAAGCTTTGCTAAGTTCAATTCAATCCCATAGACACTTTTTAGGGATACACCAAAGAAGTTTTCAAAATCTTTGGGATTTATTTTGGTACTGTAGGCAGTCCAAAATAAATAATACAGCATTCGTTGACGCAAAGAAAATCGAGTTGTTAATGAAGTTGGAAGTTTGTTTTCTTTACATCTTTCGCAATAAGCTTCTACAGAAAACGTGTTGATTTTGAATTGGTCATCTAATAAAGTTGCGGCAGAGCACCCAAAGCCTAAAAAATTATCTCTGGTCATGGAAGAATAGGATGCCTTTTTCTCATTTGAGAATGTCCAAATGGAAGTGCGGATATACCCTTTGTCTAAACAGTAATGTGTAACAGCATTTAAAAGTAGTTGTTTTTCCTTTTTAGACATCGCTGCTACTGAACTTGACGTAAAAGCAAAATCAATGAACGGATAAATGGCTATATGATTCGCTCCGCTTTGAAATGCTTTGTCGATATCAGATTTTAAATCATCAAACGTTTGATTTGGAAGTGCAAAAATAAAATCCATTGAAACTGTTTCAAATGGAACTTCCGATAGTGTTTCTTTTAGTTTGACAGCATCAACAGTTGTTCGACCTAAAATATTTTGGAATTTATTTTGGAAGGATTGGATTCCAATGCTGATTTTTGTTACTCCGGCATCTCTTAGAGTCTGTAAAACTGTCGGAGTTACATTATCAGGATGTAATTCGACGCCAATTCCTTCTGTGATGATAAAATGTTCTTGGACAGCATCAATGATTTCTTTGATCCGTTCTACTGTAAGAGCCGGTGTGCCGCCACCAAAGTATAAGCTGGTAGCCTTTTTTCTTCCGATATGTTGACTTCCGACAAGATGAATTTCATGGAGCAGAGAATCGATATACCGGTCACATAGTTTTGCTGAATACAGAGTTTTGCAATAAGGGCAGAAATTGCAAATGCTTCTGCAAAATGGAATATGTACGTATAGTCCTAAATTTTGACAGTCAGAATAGGGTAGCTTTTGATCATACTCATTTTGAAAGATAAATGGTTTTGTTGACCGAGTCAGCCACATTCTGGTGAGGGTTGTTATTGTTTTCATATTACTCCTAAATATATTTTAAATAAGTTTTCAGCATTTCAAAAATAATTTTTGGTGTTCCTTTAAATAAAAGAGTGTATTCTGCAACAAAGAAATATCCACATTCGTTACAAAGTCCCGGAATATCAATACAGCGTCCGCAGGTTGAAAGTTTGCCGTTCTCTATGACAACACATTGGTCGCACGGTGTTGGAAAGTTATTGTTGATTAAATATGGAAAGGCACTTTGTAAATTAAATACGGGCACGTTTTCTTTCATCATTTTTTTAATGACTTCACAGCAGTCTGCTTTTTCTTTTTTGGAAAGAGCCAATTCTTTTGTATCAGGATACGGTGTATGAAAGTTAAAAGAAACCGCACGGACATTTTTAGTATCGCGTGCGGCAATACAAACATCTTGCACCGTATTTTTGTTTATTTGGTTGATTGCCATATAAAAGCAGATATTGTCGAAAGTTGCATTTTTAATATTTTCCATGATGATGTCATAAGTGTTCCCGCGAATTGCATTATGGTGTTCTCTATCGCCATCAATACTGAGTAAAATTAAATCGGCTTCTGGCAAATCTAAAGGGAATGTTCCATTTGTAACTACGTTTACAATTAAGAATCCCATTTCCTTTGCTTCTATGACTAAATCCCGCAAACAACGGGTTCCGTCTTTCCACAGAAATGTTTCTCCTCCGCAGAAAAAAAGTATACGGATTCCCATATCATACAGCTGCTGCATTTCCTTTCGAATTTGCGAGTAAGGATGAATGATTGCTGTGACGTTATTGACAGAACAATGTTTGCATTTTAAATTACATTTATCTGTAACAATAATCGTGCCGAGGATAGGCTCTTTTTTCTTGAATAGGATAGTTTTGATACCAAAATTTGCGAAATATATAAAGGAAGAAAGTTTCATATCATTTCTCGCTTTCTTAGTGTCTGTTTCGTTCAGGCATACAGTGCGGACAACCGTTTCTGGTTACAGCAAGCATGGACGCGAAAAGAACCGCTTCTGTATAGGTGTCGCAGCTAAAAATATGTTCTGGATTAATTTCATCGATATGGCAATCCGGTGTCTCACGGTCCAGATCATGGATTTCTCCGGTGTTTTTGTTTAAAATAAATTGTTTTCCATTAAAAGGTGTGTGATTTCGTCTCATATAAAATAGTCCTCTTTCTCTTTTGTTTTGCATTGAAGATGCATATAAATAAATTATAGGAGATTTCAAGAAAGAAAACAAGAAAAAGTATTTAGAAAAATTTCTAAACACCTATTGCAAATGAAACGAAAAGGTGTTATTGTATTTGTAAGCTATTTAGAAAAAAATCTAAATGCTTACGAAAGAAAGGTGGGATGTCATGAGTTTTGCAGAAACATTCAAAGCGCTTTCAGATCCTGTTCGACGAGAAATTTTAATGTTGTTGAAGAAAGGAACATTATCCGCCGGAGAAATCGGCAGTCATTTTGATATGACAGGTGCAACTATTTCTTATCATTTGGGAATTTTGAAAAAGGCAGATCTGATATGTGAGACAAAGTATAAAAACTATGTGTATTATGAGTTGAATATTTCAGCAGTGGAAGACATTATGCTCTGGCTGGCAGATTTGAAAGGAGAGGTGTAGTGTGAAAGAGTACAGAGGAAAAATTATTTTAACAAGTGTAGTGACGGTTCTTCCGATTGTAATCGGATTGCTTTTATGGAACCGGCTTCCGGATACGATAGCGACGCATTTTACGTTTGATAATGTCGCAAATGGGTGGAGCAGTAAGCCATTTACTGTTTTGGGCCTTCCAATTATTTTGACAGTACTTCACTTGGTTGCAGTGACAGTTTCGTTAAATGATCCGAAGCGAAAAAATATTGGCGGAAAGATGCTTTCGGTTGTATTTTGGATTGTACCGATTGTTTCGTGGGTTATGTTTTTGTCTATTTATACAAATGCATTAAATATGTCAATTAATATCAGCATGATTTCGGGAGTTTTGGTCGGTACGATTTTTCTTGTTACGGGAAATTATATGTCTAAGAATCGACAAAATTATACAGTCGGAATCAAGCTTCCGTGGACTTTGAACAGTACGGAAAACTGGAATCGGACAAACCGGTTTGCCGGAAGATTATGGCTGGTAGCAGGTGCTATTATGCTTGTCAACATATTCTTGAATCAAACTGCAATTTTGAT